GCAAGGCTCTTATTATACTTCTCTTCTGCAGTAAGATTAGCATTATTAATTCTGGCCTCATAGTCTTCAATTGTTTCTCCGTGCTTTCTCTCCAGCTCTTTTTTCTCAGTTTCAAATTTCTTTCTTTCTCTCGCAATTCTTTCTTTAATCATTTCATCTACCTGTTCCTGTGTAAATGTGATTTCTGACATAACTGTCCCTCCCATTTAAAGTCTGTCGACTATTATTTTCTGTCCAGATGTTTAATGTCCATCAGTACGACAAAATAAAAAAGCACTCAGTTTTAACCAAGTGCCTGTCAAAAATATTTGCAGGGGTCCCCCTCATCCTGCATCTCCTGCCGTATACTTTAAAAGTATAGGGGCGATAGTGGGACATTTTCTAATCTCTATCCTAAATATTTTTAATTATATTATAAACTCATTTTACGGTTCTGTCAATAGTGTCTTGGATTTTTGGAGTATTCTTTTAAACTCCCTGTCCCTTATCTTATAAAATGTTATAGTTGAGTTTTCTAGTTTCACGTCCTTGTCGGTGTTCATTTTTATGACAGTGTTATAACTTTTACCCTCTATATTTTTTATGAATAGTGCAGTATTCTCGTTTTTACTATCTTTTAAGATGTAATTTGGTTTTTTTATTAACTCATCATAATTATTCTTAAGCACATCCGCAACCTCAGGATGTCTTTCTCGTATATGTTCCAATCTTTCGTTTCTCAGAATAACCTCATCACTATTCAGAGTACCAAATTCCTTTTCAAGTACATTCACGGCACCCACATCTAGTGTACTTCTCGCATAAACATCATCGCTTTCATCGTTCCGTAATTCCTCCTTTTGCGTTTCGTTAACTGAATCTGATTCACTATCAGAATATTCATAAGGGACAGTAGTACTTCTACAGTGCGGATGCATCGGCGGATAATTTTCTCCTTCCATTGCATTTTCCGTTTTAAATACTTCCCCGTTAAGCTCTGAACATATGTGACTTGTCCTGCTGTCCAGTACTGCCAAAAACTGATATTTAACAACTCCAGCATCCGTATATCCCATAAGCGTTGCCTGATTCTGAATGTGGTTAGTTTCAGTTCTTACCAGTCTTTCAGCATTTTTATAACTTGTCTCAAATTTTTTAGCTATGTTCTGTGACATAGTTCTATAGTTAAGCCCTTTATTTAGTCCTATAACCACTTCGTTTTTTTATTGCTTTCGCCAAATTGTCAGTATTACTCCATATTCTGCTTGAATAGTTTGCTCCACTCCATTCCTGTTCCAGTGCCATCTTTACTGTACTGCTGCTAATTACACCTTTTTTAAAATTCAGATCCTCAGTAAGTGATGTGTAAGTATCATTATAGACCTCAGTTAATGTATCCGTCACTTTATTATTTATTTTCTCTCCTGCCTGTATGAGTTCATAGTCAATACCGGCTTTTAAACTGTCCAGTCGACTGATACGACTCCTGTATGCCAGTGTTTCAAGTTCAACTGACAGTTTCCTGAATTCAACAGGATTAGTTTTTTTCAGCCTTTCAATCTCCTTTACATATTTTTCTATATCGTACCGCCATTGTTTATATTCACTGCCACGAAGCAGTGTACTGGCCTGAATCTTGTCAACACCTAACTTTTTTAACTCACCCTGGTATCTCGCATATAAAAGTGCTATTTTATTATTTATTTCCTTTTCACTTTCCTTAAGTATTTTCACGTAATCTTCATATGCCTGGGTTCCCCTGTTAAACGACAGTTCTTCTCTTGCAAGCTGTCTTTTCTCCCAATATTCTTTATTGTTCATCTGCTAGCCCCTCATACTCCATCGGCTGTTCTGTCTGATTTTCTTTTTCAATTTTTTTCAGCTCCGCCTCGGTGTCCTCAATGAAAGGCAGTAGGGATATCAGACTTTCCTGTGATACAACTCCGTGTAAATTTGTTATTACATTTGAAAGCTCAACTAAGTTCTCAGGAGTATTTCTCGTGAATATTTTCTGAATATCCAACGGTACCAGATTCAAATTGAAATAATCCAAAATCAGTTCCAATCTTTCGTTCAATGCTTTTTTAAAGTACATTTCCTTCTGTGCAGATAACTGCTCCAGTGCTAATAGCTTGTATCCCAGCGCCACTCCTGAGCTGTTACCCGCAAAGTTTTCATCCTGCATATCAGGTATAAAAGAAAATTTATGTATGTCCTGATTCAATCTGTTTTTATTATTCTGAGCATATGTATCATTCACGTTTTTTATCAGCCATTTGGCATCCCCGTTTTCTCCCAGTAGCATCACTTTATTTTTTTTCAGGCTTTTTATATCCTCTTCATCCGTTCCTTGCATGTTGGTCAGTATAAGAATTGCGTCTGTAAAATCTTTCATGTCGTCTAATGATGTCGACACTGCCTCGTTATACCCGTCGATCAATGTGATTACTTTTTCAAAGTCTCCCAGCTTCCGCTTGTTGTTAGCAAATTCGATAAGCGGTACCTTGTTAAATCCGTGCAGTCTGGTCTCCCCCTGCACCTGAGGAGTCAGCACAATCCCTTTATAATCCATCACGGAAGTGAATGTATTGACAGTCACAGTTTTTTCGTCGTAAATCTCCAAAGTATAGACATATTCGTTATTTTCATTTTTTTCTCTGCTCCAACGTACTGCGTATTTGATATTTTTGTCTATCGTATTATCCCTGATAACAAATACATCACGTGGATCTAAAACCTTAAAGTTTATCGTATTATCTATATTTTTATACCATAATTCATATGAACATCCGAAAATCGAACAGTTTTCCGCATGTTCAAAGTTGCATTGCTGCTCCTCTTCCGTAGCCAAATATTTTCCGACCATCTCATATTCATTGATTAGATTTTCCTTTAACAGCTTATAGTTTATGCTTTTTCCAATAAAATATGCCGTTGCTATTGTGGTTATATAGCTTGGGAAATTATGAATAAGCTTACTGTCCTGTTTTTCTTTCAGTCTGTTAGGCTTTTCCAGTATTTTATGTTTCCCCGTATAATAATCTTCCAGTCTCTGCAATCTTATTAAGTCTTTCGCTAAAAAATCCCATAGTGCTTTTTCCAATACTGTTATTTGCACCTATCTCACCCCCAGTATATTTTTATTAATCGTAGTCATACGGTTATTTCTCATGTAATCCTCAAGTGCGTATCTCATGGCATCCATCAGATGGTTATAATCATCTACCGGCTTATTAACTGTTTCACCGAATTTATCTTTATCCCAGCTGTAATTACTTATTTCGGTTATAAAATTAACACATCTGGGATGGATATAAATTTTAAAATCCTGGATAAACTGTATCCCCGCATTAACGCTATCTTTACCTTTCCTTGAAGCTTTTATCCTTATAAGCCCTAAACCTCTCAAATGTTCTATGCTCTTTGGTTCCTCACTATCGGCAGTTATTATTTCTTTTCTAAAACCTAATTTTTCTATACTGGTGTAAATAGTTGTGTTTTGCATTCTTTTTTCGTATATTTCATCAAAAACATAAATTTCTTTTTGTTCCATATCCACTATCCCACAAAAAAAAGCAGCAGGGTCGTTGGAATAACCAAAATCTAGCCCAAATACTGCCTTCGCCTTTCTTCTTTTATTTAAAATTTCTCTCCAGTCAAATTCTTTTTCTTCCCAGTTCTCATATACCAGTCCTTCAACTATTCCCCAGTTTCCAAGCCCTGCAACCTGATAACGCCTCGGGTTGTTTTTCTTCATGTCCTCGAACAACTTTTTATCGCTTTCGTCGAGCCATTCGTTGCACATGTAGTTCGTTGTCTTGGCCATTATGTTTTCGTCTTCAACATCAAAAAATCTCTTCTTAAGCCAGTGCCGTTCATTCCAGGGGTTAAATGATACTATAAACTGTTTAAACAATGGTGGTTCCACAATACCCCTGATACTTTCATCCAACATATTGAAATCCTGTTCCCTGTTTATTTCATACGCCTCCTCGCACCAGCACCAGCACAAAACTCCTTCTGAAACTGATATTGAAGTTATCTTAAGCGGATCGTCAAATCCTCTAAATAAAATTTTCTGTCCAGTAGGTTTATATGTTATCTCAAGCGGACTTTCCTTGAATTCCCAGTATTCAAGTACATTTAATCTGTTTATTGCCCATCTTAAATCACTGTAACAGCTATCTTTCAAAGTTCTGTACACTTTACGGACTACTAAAGTATTCGCACCTTTATATTTCATCATGCTGTAGATTATCCAAAGTGCTATGGTCTTGCTTTTCTTACTCGCCCTTGACCCTTTCACGACTTTGTATCTGCCCTTGAAATTCCAGAAATCCTTATATCCTTTCCCGACTATGTCAGGCAGTCTGACCTTCCTACTCTTCAAGCTCGTCCTCACCCACTATCATAACAGGCAGTACTCCTTCAACTTCGACCTTGTCAGTAAACAGCCTATATCTTTTACCAAGCAGTTCTGCAGCCTTTATTCTGTCCTTAAGTCCTATCTGCTTTTCAATTATCCTTGCATCACTGCATCCGTCCCCCGTGCCTTCCACGACAACTACTTCCTCTTTTATTTCGCCCCGCATCGACGAGGTCAACATCTCAAGTACTTCCTTGGCAGATGCAGTTCTTTCGCTCTCCAGTGCCTTCAGTTTCCCGTCGATGTATTCTTTTATGCCAACTTTTGCCAAGTTTTCACTTGCAACGTTGTTCAAATTTTTCCCTTTATATCCTGCCCTTCTGGCTGATTCCGATGCATTCCCCGTTTCTATGTAGTAATCCGCAAAGCGTTTCTGCTTTTCTGTCAATTTCATACCTGTTTCACCTCGTTTCTCGAAAAATAAAAAAGACAGCTTTTACACTGTCTTCTGATAGCCAGGCGTATGGCTCATGAATCCCGCCTCAGCAAAAAATATCTCGGATTTCCTAAAACCTTAAATTTCCATTCTAACCTATTATAACACATATAATTTTTTATACAAGGACACAAACCGGACATTTTCATTAATTTTTTTTAATATTTCATAATATCCTGGATTACACTGTCTGAAAAAATTAACACTCTTAATCTATTGACAAGCCTGTTTTTCTGACGCCTTATTGTCCTTTCGTCTACCTTGAATTTCTCTGCAACATATTCAAGTGTCATTTCTTCAAAATATTTTAATTCAATAATTTTATAATATTTATCGTCTTCGATATTTTTAAGTGCATTTTCCGTCATGCTCACAACATGTTCAAGCCGTTTTATCTCATTTTCGCAGTTCTCTATCATATTTTCGATTTTTTCGACTTCTGAGAGATATTTTTTAGTTGCCTGAACATTTACACCTGTTTCTTTTTTGGAAAGCAGGACGGGGGCATTATGTAAGCCTGAGAGCCTCTCACGTTTAACCTCTATGGCCCCTTTTAAATATTTCAGCTCATACAGTAATTTTTCTGTCCTCTGGAACGGGGTTAAATTTTTCTGTATTTTGAATTCCCTGTCCTCCTTCAGTATCTTTGCCACTTCCTCCGCTATCGCTCTTGCCGTTGCCATTAATATTCCCCCTTTGTCCTTTCATTCATGTTCTTAAGCCATTTTTCATGATGCACCTGTAAAAACTCTTCTTCCGTTGCACCTACACATCTCACTATGGACAGCATTGCCCCGAAAATTAAGTTTTCTGCTTCTTCCCGTATTTTCGTCAACTGTGACAGTGCACTTTCTATGTCCGTAAAGAATCTGGACCACAGATACATGTCCGTACATCCGATTATCCTGTACGGCTTCTGATCAATATAGCTGAGATAAAAATGCAGGCAGTCAGATAATTCCTCCAGTGCTTTTCTCCTGTCGACCGGTTTAGTGTGATTTTTCCAGTAGTTCCATTCGCTCTTGAGTTCCTGTGCCAGTTCCCCCAGCTCTGTAAAATATGCTATGTATGTCCTTATCTGTGACCTTCCCCTCAACGTTTTCTTTTCATCGAATTTCTTATCCAGCATCGCCTGTCTTTTAAGCAGTTCTTCAATATTAAACTCTTTCAGTGCTTCCATTCTTTTCCTCCTCGCATTCTTTCAGATACCAGTTCAGGTAAATCTGTGCCTTTTTATAGTCCTCCAGTCCGTTTTTCTTCTCCGCCCGGATTAAATATTTCATGATGTTCCCCTTGCAGAAGGCCTTGAAGCCTTCCTTTCCAAGTGTCGCTTTGATTACATCAATGCTTTCTATGTTAAGTCCTTCAAGCCTGTAATGTTTGGGGCTTTTCACGTTGTTCTCAACGCTACTCAACTCTACTCCGTTTTTATCTGTTCCACTCAACGCGTTTTCCTCCTCCGGTTTTTTAAATTCATATCCCTGCCTCATCAGTCTTCCTGCTTTCAGCGTGACTGAGTATTTTGTCCTCTTAAGTGCACTGGCACAGGCCTTTGCACCTTTTATGTAGTAAAAATCCTGCAGGAACCTTATTTCCTTCTCGGTAAATCTTGCTTCCGCCCTGTTCAAAAAGCTTTCATTTCTGAGTTTTGTCAGCCCTGAACTCCCGAACATTTCTATCATTTTGCTTCTTACTGCATTCTCTGTTCTGCCCAGTCTCCTTGCAATTTCTTTTTTTTGTTACTGGTGTCAAAAACAAGCTTTTTCAGCATTTCCAGTTCTTCTTCTTTCCAGGGCTCCTCTATCCTGATTCCATAACGGCATGTAGCCTCCTCTATAGTTCTTTCGCTCCTTTCAAGGATTTCTGCTATTTCCCTGATTCTAAGCCTTTCAACGGTTCTGAGATACCTCAGGTCTTCTATCTCCCCCGTTGTCCAGCTTTTATAGACCTTTCCCACTTCCTATCCTGCTATGATTTCCGCCGTGTATGGTAGGAAATGCTTATTAAATTTTGTGATTAATGTCCTTGAATATTTCCTTAGCCTCGAATCTATATCGAGATCCTTATCCGAGAACATCTGCACCACTTTGAAGTTAACGATTATATCCTTAAGAGTCATAAGGGCTTCCGCAACTTCGGGGTCGGCACATGGAAGGTCATCCTTCCATTTTTCGCTGTAATATTTATCAAAGATATCCCTGAGTCCGCCGTACAGTGCATGCATCCCCCTGTCACGGTAGATTTTCTTATCAAAGTTGTACTTTTTCTTCATTTCAGGGCTGTGGAAAAGGAACGACATTCTCGTTATCTGTTCCGTAAGACTTTTCAAGCCTTCATAATTTTCAAGCATCGGATAGTTGCCCATGCTCTTAATTTTGACCTTCCTTATGTCAAGTTCCCTGTTCGGTTCCGGACAGCCCCTCCTGAGCCCCAGCTGACCGAAAAGCCTGAACCTGTTCAGCAGATGACCTGACGCTTTGTACACTGAGAACAGGAACATATGTACTTCCCCGTTCTCCAGTATTTCCTTTTTAATTTCTTTTTTATCTAGTTTTTTAGCTTTTATTTTTCTCGCCATTGTTTTTCACTCCCGTGTATTTTTCTATTCTCGCTTTCAGGCTCTGCAGCAGTTCCTCCTGTATGTCGCCTTTACTCTGCAGTGCCTTCATGACGTCCTCGTCACGTGTGTTCCCACACACAAGGTGATGGATTATGACTTTCTCCTTCTGCCCCTGCCTGTGCAGTCTTTTATTTGCCTGCTGGTAGAGTTCAAGGCTCCAGTTAAGCCCGAACCATATTACGTGGTTCCCTCCGTCCTGAAGGTTAAGTCCGTAGGCCGCACTTGCGGGATGTGCAAGCAGGATGTCAATTTTTCCGCTGTTCCAGTCCTTTTCATCCTGCACTGTCTTAAGCTCCCTCACCCTCAGTCCCGACTTGGCCAGTGCACCTTTCATCCTGTCAAGGTCATGCTTGAAACTGTAGAACACCAGTGCCGATTTCCCGTTGAGTTCCTCAACCAGCTCCATGAACCTCTCAATCTTGCACTTATGGATTTCATGTACCTCCCTTTTTTCATCGTACACAGCTCCGTTACTTAATTGTAACAGTTTGTTTGAAAGTGCCGCCGCATTTGCGACTGTTATTTCTTCAAGACTGTTGAGCTCCAGTATCATCTGCTTTTCAAGTTCCTCGTACTGCTTCCTTGCTTTCGCATCAAGCTCCACACTGACTATGTTGTCCACCACGTCAGGCAGTTCAAGGTAATCCTCCGCCTTCATGGACACGCATATGTCAGCTATCCTGTCCATGATTGACTTGTCCGAACCCTGCTTGAGTTCGTATTCTCCATACGGATTGTTCCCGTACCTGTAAAAATTGAAGTATCTCTCCCTGAATGCCGTTATGTTTTTCCCCAGCCTTTCGCCCTGATCCAGCAGGTAAATTTGTGCCCATATGTCCTTCAGTCCGTTCGGTGCGGGGGTTCCTGTAAGCCCTACAAGTCTTTTGATTTTCCCAAGTACAAGCTTGAGTGCCTTGAACCTTTTGGCCTGATGGTTTTTAAAACTTGAGAACTCGTCTATTACGACCATGTCGAATGGCCAGTCGTTTCTGTAGTAGTCCACAAGCCATGGGATGTTCTCCCTGTTAATCACGTATATGTCGGCAGAAGTGTTCAGTGCATTAATCCTCTTTTTTTCGGAACCCAGTACCCCTGAAAATTTAAGGAGCTTCAGGTGGTCCCATTTTTCCGCCTCTCTGAACCATGTGCTTTCCGCAACCTTTTTCGGTGCTATCACAAGCACCCTGCTGACCTCGAACATGTTAAGCTTAAGTTCGTCTATGGCCGTAAGCGTTATTATCGTCTTTCCCAGCCCCATGTCAAGCAGAAGTCCGACTTTTTCAGTATTTACAACTTTATCAATACAGTACTTCTGGTAATTATGTGGATTGAACTTCACTTTGCCTTCCTCCTTCAAGTTCCAGTATCTCTTTTATTTTTTCCCTTGAGTCCGCGATATACACTCTCTGACCGTATGCCCGTATTTTCTCGATCTGTCTGTCCTGTAATGGTCTCGTTGTTTTTCCCGTTGCTTTTAGTTCCACAAAGAATACCGTCCCATTCGGCATAAGGCACAGTCTGTCCGGGACTCCTGCATGTCCGGGGCTTACAAATTTATATGCGGTGCCTCCCATTTTTTTCACTTCGGACACAAGGTATTTTTCGATTATACTTTCCAACATTTTTTGCCTCCTTATTTTTACCCACCTACAATCTTCACATACGCGCGTATATAGAGACTATAAAATAGGTAATTTAGGTAATTTAGGTACGTATAACAGTATTACCTAATTTATCTAATTTATCTAATTTAACCTTATATATGAAAAGTTTGTAGTTTTGTAGTTGTATTTAATGCAAGTATTAATTTTACTGATTTTGAGTTACCTACATTCTACCTACAAAGTCACCTACAAACTACATTCTCAATTTTTTTAATTTTTTCTTAACCTACAAAGTTTGTAGGTAATTTTGAGATTGTAGGTGACTTTGTTTGTCACTTTGTAGGTAATTTTTCCACCTAAATTACCTAAAATATAAAAGTTTGAAAAAGATTGTAGTTTTTGTAGTTATACCTATTTATCTTTTTTTTTGAATCCTCTCTGATTGCCGTAATCACCGTACTTCAATGGTGTTTTATGACGTTCCCAGCCTTCCATGTTTTCAAGGATGCCGTTGACTTCCATACTGTCTGAATTTTTAATATAAGCCTTTTTCATCTCGAAGCATTCAACCAGTATTTCTGCCGCACAGACTCTGTCCCTCGGAACTGTTTTTATCCCTGATTTGTCAAATCCTTCGAAGTAGTAGTTTTTTCTTTTGGCCGTTCCCCATTTATGCCAGTCTTCAGGGATTTCTTTCTCAAGGAAATCCTTCACCATTCCCTCCCTGGAATTTACGATTCTGTGTTCTTCCTGCTTCTGTTCTGCGATTTTAAGTTCTTCACCTGTCAGGAATAGGCTTTCACCCAGTACGTAGTTCATGTATGCTTCTGCCCATATCTGATCCCTTTCGGCATCAAGGTCTTTCCATATATTCTTTTTAGGTTTTTCGGTTCCTACTTCGACTGGCCAGAACCTCCTGTTCCCAGTCCTGTCCCTTAGGAACTCACTGTCGTTTGAAGTTCCGAAGAACACACATCTTCTCGGGTATTTCTCGGTCACGTGGCCATACGCTTTCCTGTATATGTCGTCCTGCTTACTCAGGAACTGTTTTATAAGATTAGTTTCACTTCTGTTGAATCCTGTAAGTTCTCCAAGTTCATTTATCCAAGTTCCCTGAATCAATTCTGCGGCTTCTTTGCCTTCGAAAGTCTGAAGGCTGTCCGAGTACCATACACCTCCAAGTTTAGCAAGGAAAGTACTCTTACCTATCCCCTGCTTACCTGTAAATATGGGCATATAATCATACTTCACCCCGCCATCGATAGCTCTCGCAACCGCAGCCGTCAGTGATATCCTCATAACTGCCCTTGTGTAAATGTCATCCTCCGCTCCTAGATAATCACTCAGAAGAGTTTCCAGCCTAGGCGTGCCATCCCACTTAACACTTTCGAGGTAGATTTTCACGCTGTTGTACTTGTTCTTGCTCGACACTATGAGAAGTGCATCGTTTACCTTGTTTACTCCCGTAAGGCTGTACCTGTTTTCAAGGTAGTTCCTTAATCCGCTGTCATCCACTTCCTCATATTGTCTCACATAGTTCCGGCTGTCCCATGGGAGAGCTCCCATAACCATCGCCCTGTTGGCAAATTCATCTATTGCGAACTTTCCTTTCAGGTTGATATCATTGTCCAATACAAGTTCCATATTTTTTATTGTTCTCGCATTGTTACCTTTATCGTTCTGTTCCAGCTGATCCATCCATGACAGATCTGTTGTTTCATCATCCACTGTTGTGAAATCCTTTGCCGCCTTTTCGTACTGTTCCCTGTTCAGAATGGCCGATACTTCCCTTATACCCCTCGCGAGCTTTGACATCTCGACGAATGATGGGAACCTGTTTGCAGGAGTTCCTTCCTTCACATCCGCATCCAGGTCCGCGAACTTGTGGAGTCTTACCATGTCGAATGCATTGCACAACTTACCTCCTGTGGGGTCAGTGGCATGATGCGAGTACACGAAGACATCATCATATATCACTGCACCTCCGTACGTGCTCCCCTGGGTGTAGGTCATCCTTTTCCCGTCATCAGATATGTCGTACTCGTCAGGAATGAACTTTTCCACAGCCTCCGCTATGGTGAACGTTTTACAGAAAGCCCCTATTATACCTGATTTTTCAAGAGGATTTTCCTGTTTTTTAAGCATTTTTTCCGTAATTTTTTCCGTTCCCGGAACCTGTGGCCACTCTGTCATATCCTTCCAGTCCTCATACATCGCAAGTATCCCGCCAACTGACAGAGGAGCCTTTTCAAGGTTGAATTTGTACACATACCTGCTGTCCACCGAACAGCTTGGCCAGAACATCAGCCTTACAGGTTCGAACGTGGTAGGGTCGCACATGGCCATACCTATCATCTGAGCCACTTTCCTTGCCACAGGCTCATATTCATCAGGGGACATGCTCCTGTCCGTTATGATAATGACCCTTAACCTTGGTCTGCTCTCCATATGTTTACGTGTGCTGTACACGGCGTAGGACATGTTAAGGCTTTCAACTTTATTAATAACTTCTTCCGTTTTTCCCGGCTCGATGTTATCTAGGTCTAACGTTATTAAGTCCCTTGACAGCAGGTTCACGTTTTTTCTTATACCGTCCTTGAGTTTTCCTGCAACAAAGCCTCCGACGTCCTTAAGCTCATCCTGTTTCGCCTTCGGCAGTTTCAGGAAGTCTTCAAACTTCTCGGCAGTCCTTGTCGGTGTTTCAAGCCTTTTGACGAACTCGCTCCATAAAAGCTTTTCTGTTTTCCATCTTGTCTCCTTCCTGCTACCTGCAGTACTTATTTCTATTTCCCTGTTGTACATTCTTACCTCCTTCCTAATCCTTTTTGTAATATTCCGTTTCAAATCCGTCTGCCCTCAGTATCAGCCCTTCAGCCCATCTGAGCTCCTCCCCCATCAGGTCGCACACTTCCTTTACAGTAACGTCCATCGGGGCTTCCAGCACAACTTCATCGTGTATATGCATCACTATCTTATATCCTTTATCAGTCAGTTTCAGAATTGTTGCGGCGAGACAGTCACGTGCTATTGCCTGCACGATGTTCTCCACGAGCTTTCCGCCATAAGTTTCCGCCGTTTCCCATTTACCTGAAACCTGGTTCGGTGCCTTGTAGGTGATTACTGTTGCACCCCAGCTGTTCTCCCTTGTTCCGGGGCTTACATAGTGGAGCTTACGGCCACTTGGCAGGGTTACCGTCAGGAAGTCGAGCCCTTTTGCGAGATCCCCTTCCCTTGAAAAAAGTATTCCGTTCACAGCCTGTCTCGTCCCATTTAGCACCACTTCTGCGGCAGCATTCCCCACGGCATACCACAGGTCCATTATTCTCTTATTTGAATTTCTCCACATTCTGACAATTTCAGGAAGTTCCTCCTCAGTAAGTCCCATGTTGATTGCACCCATGGCCATGAGGGCTCCGCTTGACCCCTGATAACCGAGTGCAAGTTCCGCAACCTTCCCTTTCTGTCTTAAGTGGTAGTTCTCCTTGCCCTTCGCAATTGTCGATATGTCCACACCGAACATCTGCGATGCCGATGCCTCATATATTTTTCCGTGAGTTCTGAACACGTCAAGTCTCCACTGTTCTCCTGCAAGCCATGCGATTACTCTTGCTTCTATTGCCGAAAAGTCGGCGATTACAAATTTCTTTCCTTCCTCCGGAACAAATGCCGTACGTATCAGCTGGCTTAAAGTATCAGGTATATTGTCATACAGTATGTCCAAAGTCAGCAGGTCCCTCCTTTTTACCATGTTCCTTGCATCGTCAAGGTCTGACAGATAGTTCCTAGGAAGGTTCTGTACCTGCACAAGTCTTCCTGCCCATCTTCCTGTCCTGTTCGCCCCGTAGAACTGCAGAAGTCCCCTCACACGGCCATCTTCACAGAGGGCATCCTTCATGGCCACATATTTTTTCGTGCTTGTCTTACTCAGTTCCTGTCTTATTTTGAGAACCCTTTTCACATCCCCTTCAGTTTCCTGGATAAGATTTTTGACTGTCTCCTTCTGAAGATTTTCGGCGTTCACACCTTTTTCAGTCAGCCATTTAAGTAGCTGTACAGTACTGTTCGGATTTTCAAGTCCTGTCAGTTCCTTTGCCTCATTCAGCAGATATTCGTTCCAGGTGTCACTCACGAACAGGGCACTTTCAACAAGCTCACTGTCCACTTTTATCCCTTCGGCGTTCATTCTGATATCCGTATGCCACAGCTTCCATTCAAATTTTGGAAGTTTTATCCCTTCAAGTTTTTCCTTTATTGACATTTCTGCCACCACGTCCTGCCTGTTGTACTCCTTATACAGCTCCCACTTCTCAGGCTCGTGATGTGGCATGTTCCTTGTTCTTCCGCCGTTCCTCTTCGTAGGTTTGCATGGAACGGAGAAAAGTCTTATAAGAGCCTTGCCTGTTGCGGATTTTTTCTTATCATTTTCAAATCCCATTGCCTTCCCGACCTTGTCCAGTCCTCCTGGATAACCCGCATAATATGCATGTATCATGGTACATCTCCACTGTTCGAGATTAGTTTCATACCCCGCCTGGTTAAGGCAGTACCATTCGAAAGCCGCATTGTATGCCCTTAGCTCAGTTTCCCCGTCATTAAGCATTTTAACAACTTCCTCCGGCACTGCCTCACCTTGTGCAAGGTCTATCACTTCAACGGGCGACCCGTTGAGCGAATAGGCAAAAAGAAGGATTTCAAAATCCGTACTCTGTGCATACTTATACAGTCCTGTTTTTGAAATATCTTCACTGCTGTAAGTTTCAATATCTATGTTCAGTACATTCATTCGTTATCCTTCCTTTTTAATTAATATAGTTCTTCATCCTCAACCGGAGCGAAGTCCTGCTGGGCCGTTCTTCCTCCTGCAAGCGGTTCTCCGTCCGACACCTTCTGTACGTTCCCCAGTCCTGCACCTATTCCTTTTTTCCCCGTGAACATGTAAGGGAAAAAATTGACTGTGACATTTGCATAGATTCCGCTGTAAATTTCAGACTGATCCATTATAGGATTCACATACTTGTCCACTACCTGAGGCGGATAATCCGTTTTTGCAGATGCTGTAAATACCCAGTGGCCTTTGCACTCAGGACCGAAAGGTTCCCCGTTCTGTTTTACTCCGTCCCCGTCCCATATAGGAGTTGGTACGTGCGGAGGTTTTACTCCGTTCCATTTTTCAGCTGTTCCTATCTTTATCGCCTCCGCAATCGCCGCATCTATTTTCTGCTTTGCGGCCGTATCTGATTTCGGTACAAGTATTGTCGTGCTATATTTTTCCTCCGCCCCCGGAGTTGCCGCATGCGGTTTAAATAAGTGTACAAAGCTTAGTCTTCCTCTTACGTTTATTCTAGTGTTCTGATTTTTTTCCATATATTATCATCCTCTCTAATCTATTATTTTTTCAAATTCATCTTCTGCGTTAATAACATCGTTCACATACGGAGCCCTTTTATCCGACTCCATTACAAGTGTAGGCTTACCTTTAGGCTTTATTATCAGTTCGCCTACATAATCATTAAAATCTTTCTTCCCTATTGTCCCTTCAAGCTGGCTTAATGTAAGCATCTTACGTTCATACATCAGCTCTTCGGCTATCCCCTTGTCTTTCAGTATCTCAAATGCCTTTTCCGTATCCGAGAACGTTCTCACCGACCTTCCTTCGACAAGCTTCCACCCCGGAACTGATTCACCTTTCAGAATTGCCTGCTGGCAGTAGTTCTCAATGTCCTTGACCCATTTCACGACATCCTGTGCCCTTTTAAGTATGTCGCCCATTTCGGCATTACTTAAGATGTTACCTTTAAGCTTCATATCAGTTTCAAGTTCCATGTTCATTTCAGCCCTTGCCCTGCAGACTGCTTTCGCCCTGCAGAATGTACATTGTCCCGGGACAAAATCCCCTTCGGCATTAAATGCCCTTTCGGCGTTAGGTTTAACTTCTTTTTCCGCCCATTCCACAAGTTCCTCTGCCGGTATTTCCCACACCGAGATGCTGTCCAGTCTTGGCTGTACAATTCCCATATTGACTGTTTCTATATCATCAAACAGCGAGTATTCGAGATATGCACCTAACGAGTAGAGCATAAGCTGTGGATTATTTTCCGCAAATACAGGCACACCTTTTCCATATTTCAGATCCCTTACGTATAAGGTCCCATCATATACCGTAACGAAGTCGCACGTACCGAACCCTTCAGGCACATATGCACTGAAATCCACTTTCTTCTCGATTGATGCCACTGCAGGTTTATCAAAAGACATCATAAGCTCCTTGATATGCTCGAGATAGGCATCCGTGTAGGCATCCATCTCAGGCTTATAAAGTTTATTCGCCTTAAGTTTCTTCAGTCTGCTGTTGTAAGTCCGTGCACCCATCGGGCTTGTGTATTTTGTCAGCTTGAGTTCCGAAATCTCATGTGCCAGTGTTCCCTCCTCGGCATACTCAGAAGTTGTTTCAGGGAACAGTTCCTCAAGCCTTGCACTTGGATTGCAGTTCATCCATTTTGACGCCCCGCTTGCCGAAAGCAGGGCATGATCCCTTTCCTTGTGGTTTATCATATTCTCACTCCTAACTCCCTTAAATCGTTTGCAAATGCGTCATACAGCTTAGGGTCAAGTTCTGTCAGCTTTGACAGGTTATATTTCCCTTTTATCAGTTCCGCAACCTTTGAACCTAGGTTCATTGTTGATGCCTCGTGACATCCTGCTTTAAGCTGGTCGTAGCTCCACCCTTGGGTTTCCGTTGAAGGAGTTTCTGCTTTTTTAGGTTCTTCCTCCTTCGGAGTTTCTACATTTTTAACAGGTGTTTCTTCTGTTTTCTCAGGTTCCGCTTTTACGTCATTTGTTTGCCAGTCCCCTGTTTCCTGCCTTACATATTCCTCTTCTGCAGGTTCTGTCTGTACAAATTTTTCAACCTTCCCGATTGTATTTCTCGCAGAACTTGATAAGACTGCAATGTTTCCCAAAACTTTTAACGCCTTCGAAAGATTTTCGATTATCGGCTTACTTCCTTCCTCGATTTCAATTATTATTTTCACTTCCATTATTATCTCCCTCCATTATCTTTTACATATTCCTCGGACGGTATCCACTCAATGTTGTCAAATGCGAACTCCACCATTTTAGTTATAACGTCCACCTTACTCCATCCTGTCTCATTTGACACGATGTCAAGCAGACTATGGGTGCTTGACCTTATTCTGATAGGTACTCCGTAATCCTTTTCATTTTTCATTATTTTCTTTGGTAATCTGAGCTTTTCCATCTGTCCTCCTAAAATATTATTCTCTTAACGCAAGTGGCATCAGCAGATATATCCACTTACTGTCCGTTTCGCCTCTTACAAGCACCGCATTTCTTTCGTTTGACATTTCCATGACGGTCAGGCTGTCCTTAGACTTATGTAAATAGTCCGCCAGAAATCTTAAGTTCAGTGAGATTTTTAAATCTTCCCCTGTCTGCACTGTATCAATTGTGTCTCTGTATTCAACGGCAAAACCGTCCTTTGCCTTTATTGTCAGCCTGCCTCCCCGGAAGTCAAGTATACCTCCGTTTTTCGCCTCCTTGTTGTATTTCGCAACTGTAAGCCCTTTTCTGAGCGATACATGAAATACTTTCGTGTTCAGCATCACCTTCTTATCATTTTTTAATCCTTTGATTATTGACCTGTAATCAGGGAACGAAAGCTTAACCGGTTCTGTCCGTATGCTGACGCTTCCAAGCCTGAAAACGATTTTCCCTTTATTGTCTGACATTACTGACACCGTTTCTTCAATCCCCTGTATTTTTGACTTCAGTGCTTTGATTAACCCTTTCACTGCCTTCAGGGGGATACTGGCAGATAACTGCCCCTGAGTTTCCGTTATCTCTGTTTCGCACAAGGCCAGCCTGTAAGTATCCGTTCCTACAGCTGTCATTTTATTATCTTCCGTTTCCAGTCTTACACAGTTTACCGCGAAGTTCTCGGGGTCACTCGATGCTGAAAATTCTACTTTTTCCAAAGCTTCTTTAAGTTCCATTCTTTT